AAACCTCCAGACTTTGTTCTCTCCACCAAGTGGGACTGTTCTCCCCCCTCCTCGCAAACTCTCGTTGGTGTTGGATACATCTTCACTGCTGCTGTTAGATTGTGTTGAGCTGCTGCTTTCATTCCTTTTCTCTTGATCAATGTTTTTGGATTCTCTTGTCCTGATGACCTCGGTGTTGGGTACATTCTCTTCTCCTCCTCTTGAACTGCTACTGTTAATGGTTTCCCTCCTTGCTTGTATTTCTTCGTTCTCTCCGATGCTGAGTCTTGTGTTGGTGTTGGGTACATCTTCATCGTCTTTGGATCCACTTGTTCTCGTAAGTTTGACGGTCTCGTTCTGCCCTTTCTGTGACCCTCCATAATCTTTTTCGTCCCTGCAACGCTTCTCGGCGGCAAGTAATCCATTGTGTTGGGAGTGGCCCACAATCCAGACTCTGTACCTTTGGTGCCAAGCACCGATGCCTGAAGCTGGAATAAGGAAACATTGGACTTCGAAACCTTCACTTTCCAATTGGTCTTGCACCTGTCTGAGTACCATGCCGTCTTGGAGGTTAATAATTCCTTGCACATTCTCCCCAATAACGAATTCGGGTTTGATCTCCCTAATGAGTCTAAGCATTTCTGGCCAGAGATAGCGGTCATCGTCTGTACCTTTTTGTTTTCCTGCGACGCTGAAGGGTTGACATGGGAACCCTCCCACAACGACATCTGCTGAGTATTCTTTTCCTTTGACATTTTTTATATCCTCCTCGATTGGTATGTTAGGAAAGTTCTTACGTAGAACCTTCTGACAATATTTATCTTTCTCGACAAATTTTACAGTTTCAAAAAATCCAGTAGAGTCTAAGCCTAAAGCAAATCCTCCTATACCTGAAAATAAATCAAGAACTTTTAGTTTTCTTTCCATCTTTCAACTTTTTTATTTCTAATTGACAATAATGTATTATCTTTTCTAAGTCTTGTATACCGTTTTTATTTTTATAACGGCAAACATATTTCACAACGTTGCCTTGAAAGAATGAAAGATCATTCTTTGAAATAAATTCGTAAGGCTGTATTGGAAATTCTTTATAATGAGATCCTCCGATTTGTTTATCTTGTGGAAACACACTTTCAAATATATCTTTAGATGTCATAACCCCTTTCTGTTTTTGCATAAATTATATTTAACTCTTTCTTAGCTCTAGTAACACCAACATAAAATAACCTATGTTCATCATCAGGGTTATCTAAATACTTATAGTACGCTGCATTACTTAAATCAGTTATCAAAACTACGTTATCTCTTTCATTACCTTTTACCCCATGTATAGTTGATATTTTAATTCTAGGGTCTTTAGATAAATCTTCTCCATTTTTTATTAATTTCTGTATCTTACTTATTTCATGATCTCCTAAATCATCAAAAGCAATATACCACTCATCGTCAGTTTTTAAACCATATTTTTCTTTTAAAGTATCCATGTCATAAAAATCTTCTTTAGACATGTGTTTCATACTTTTTAAGTCTACATTTTTAGACATTTTGTTAGTTATCTTTTTATAATCATTATAATGTAGAGGGATACCTTCTCTTAATTTATTCCAATTTTCTATTAAAGAATAAATGTTCTTAACTCTTGGTGTTGAGTTTCTACGTTGAAAGTAAAAATCATTTTGATCTAGGTAATAAGCTATCTTTTCTAAAAATAAATTTGTTCTAGCCAATATTAACCACTCACCTTGAGATAAGTCTACTCTATCTATTTCCCAATGATATTTAACTTCTCCTAAGTCTTCTTTTGGAACCCAATTCTTTTCTACTCTGTTCTTAACTTTTTTAATAATATTATTGGCAACATTAAATATTTTTTGAGGCACCCTATAAGATTGTTGAAGAATAACTTTTTCTCCTTCAAGGTTAATAAAACTATCTGCGTCTGCACCATTCCATTTATAAATAGCTTGGTCATCATCACCTGCAATTATAGATCGTTTAGAACTTTTTTCTAATTTTTTAACGATATCCCATTGTATTAAACTCAAGTCTTGTGCCTCATCTACAAATATAACTTCAAACTTAGGACTTTCTCCTTTGTCTAAAAATTTTTCTAACATATCGATATAATCAATTAATCCTTTTTGTTTCTTATAACGATATAATTCTTTATTAATTATATCTAACTTATCATATGTAAGGTTATAACTATTACCGTTTTGATTATATAAATCTATTGGAGATATTCTTTTATTTCTAGCTAAACTAATTAAAGAAATGTAAGGATCTTTAGAATGTAATACGCCTTCATGGTCGTGATCATATCGAATACCTTCAAACTCTATCTGAAGATCTCTACCTAAGTCTCTATAATCTTTTTCTTGCATTACATTCTCTTTCTTCAAACCTAGTATATTAAAACAAAATGAGTGAAGAGTTCTAAAATATGGCAAGTCTTTTTCTGTTAAGTTAAACTTATCCATTGCTCTACTCTTACCTTCTTGTGCTGCGTTTCTTGAAAACGTAAAGTAACCTATTTTACTTGGTTCAACTTTTTGTAATACCTTCTCTAATTCATTCATTAAATAGTAAGTCTTGCCTGTACCTGGTGGTCCGTAAATTATCTTTCTCATTAGTAATTATCCTTGCTAAAAGTTTTTTGTTTATATGTTTGTGTTTTTTTATCAAACCTAGCTACTACAAAAACTGAGAGTTTAGTTTTACCAACTCTCTTTGTAAAACAATGTAAGTGATCTTTTAACATCTGTGATGTTCTTTGATATTGCACTTTCCAATGTCTACGAGATAGATATTGATGAAAAAAATTGTCGAATACAAAGTAGTGATATTCATCTTTTGTATATGTTCCACCGTTTTTAAGATCTTCAAAGTCATCTTTCTTAACTCTATTCAAACAGTAATCTTCTAAATAATTTTTAAGAATGTCCTTGGTTCCTGTTCCTTCAGCTGGCTCCGTTATCTCTGCACCCTCTAACAAAATATTAGTCTTTTGTTTCCATTCGTTTGTCTTTAATGTAGGTGGGTTAAATCTAAGTTGCTTGACACATTCTTCTTGGAATAAGGCTTGATTAGTCAAGTGTTTTGCAGAATCTAGGTATAGTCTATCTCCATCTACATTCATGTAGTAATACGGCTCTTCCAAATTAACAACTTGTAAATCTGTCAAGTTAGGAAACACAGCTTCTTGTCCAATACCAAACTTTCTTGTTTTACATAATTTTTTATCACATAGACTACACATTGGTTGGTCATTACATTTATAACCCCAATCTTTTTTATCATGTTGTTTAGTGATTATATTTACTTCTGTGTCAGACAATGATTGTTCCATTGCTGTTTCATTGAATATAGCTATCTTTGATTTCCAATTTTGTGGCCATTTAGACTTAGCATACACACCATAATGAAATAGTGCATTATTCCTTCCACCTTCACCGACTCTGTTTTGAACCATTAACTCAATACATGGTGGTCCATCACTATATTCTGATTTTGGTCTTTCTACTTTTATTGTTTCAATATTTATAACTTTTGTATCTTCATACAAATTAAAAAAACCATCTAGTGTAACAGCATTACCATCTTTATCAAAAGCATATCTTGTTGTTTGATCACCATTAAAGTATGGTAAATTTAAAAAATTTCCTGTATCATCTTTAGATTTTAATTCTCTATGATTTGGAAAAACTTCTGATCCACCATAACCTAATACGGATCTAATTTCGTTTAACTTATCTTGCATCAGTGCAGCAGATACATAATCAGATGTAAATAAAAATACATGTGCACCACCTGACTTAGATCTAAATACTATCAGTGGTAAATTTAAATTTTGAATTTTGTTTATTAGTTGTTTGTGATCAAACCCTGCATAAGAATCAATATCAATACATCCCCATTTACATTTGTTTTCATCGTTGATTGGTATTACACCTAAACTATCTATACCCTCTAAATGTTTTTGCCATAACTCATCTATAACAGGTTCTCTTTTGACAAATGATTTACCTTTTATTTTTGTGCCGTTGCTAATCGATTCTGTAACTTTAGTGACACCATGTGCACGATCTAAACCTTCAAATATTTCTGTAAACTTTCTAATTTTTTCTATAGCTTTTTAAATGGGCGACTCCACGCTAGCTTCATCGCCCACTACCTAGGATTCTAGTAGTTTGAAGAACCTTCTTTAATTGGTTCATCTGAGCTATGTTTAGCTTCAATCTCACCCTTACCTACACTAATAGCGAAACTCTTAGCCATGTCGTAGATACCTTTGTCTGTGACAGGACCAACTTTTTCTACATCCCAACCAAACCATGTTCCTTTGTCATTCGACATTTGAACAGTCTTTAGTTTATAAATGTGACTATAAGTAGGCGGAGTAAACAAACCGTTTTTACCCTGCATTTTTAAACCCATCATCATAGAATTCCATTTTCTACTAACTTTTAATTGAGTAGACTTCATAGAAATCAAAGCTGATTGTGGGGTATCACCTAGCTGCAACACAAAGTGATTCGCAGTGTTATCCAAATAATTACCGTTTGGTAATCTATCTTTGTACGATTTGTCCCTAGTGGTTTGACTAATTATATCACTGTCTGCTTCATGTATTGCTACAGGAGCACCAGTGCTTTGTCCTCGATCTTGCCATTCGATGTACTGTCTTTTGTAATGACATGGTACAACGTTTACCTCATCGAAGAGTTGATTAGTAACCGTGTTTATGATTTTGCCGGGTTCAGCGCCCTCGACATATTTACCATCTCTTTTGTTAACCTCTGGAGATAGTTGTCCCAAAATTTTTAAGAAAGGTAACGCAAGATCTTCTTGCGATATATTTTGAGCACCTTGATTTGCGTCAGCTTCAAACGTGTTAACTGCTAACGCTCCTTCTTTTTTTGTTGCTACTTGGTTCATGTTACTTGTTCCTTTTTATTGTTGTTTTATTCTCCGAAAATATTCCGAAGATTTCCGTTGGCATGTCTTTGCCTGCCTCAATACGTTCACGGACTAACGCTTTCAGAGTCATGGGTTCAACCTTCATCTTCTGTGTCGGTTGGAACCCTTGACCCCTCGCAAGTTCAGCATAATCAGCTGCCTTGTTATCTTCGTTGCGACCAAAGGATACGGATATCTCGTTTTTGATTATATCCCCTAGCCCATTTTCACGAAGCCAGTTAAACGCCGCCTCTTTGTTTGCTTCCGTAATGGTAGCACGATACGACGTTGAAACCTTTAAATGAGAACCATCATGCAGTTTTAATTCTGCAAGTCCCATTTCACTCATCATAGTAGGTATGATGTCACCAGAAACTTTTTGTATTTCTGACTTTAAACCTTTTACGTCGTTTTCTTGATCTTCTAATTGTTTTTGTAAAGACTCTAACTTCTCTACTTGATCTGCAAGAGACTGTATACCTTCAGTCTTTTTCATTGCATCTTGTTGATCCTTTTCAAAATCAATTGCCATCTATTTCTCCTTTCTCGTATAAATTAATAGCTATGGAATGATATTTTCTTTCTTGTTTATCCCATTTTAATACATTGTATTTACCATGTGTAATGTCAGATACGATAGAACATGCAACACCTATGATTGCAGGATCACCTGTTAGTAATAAATAATCTTTTACATGAAAATTTTTTAAACCTTGTCTTAACTTATAAATAAGTGGACCAGGAGAAAAAATCATTTGTGAAAATTCTGGAAGTAAAAATTTAAATTGTCCAAACTGAGACGCACCCATAATATTTATTTTTGGATTGCCTGCTTGTGTTCCAGGAATTTCTTGAATAACATATACAACGGGCGTATGTGTTTTCATTATACTTTCATACTTATTACTTTCTGACATTGACAAATCATATAACATCCTTTATATAGAAGTCAATAGAAAGAAGAAAATAAAATGAACTATAAATTTAAAACCAAGCCTTATGCACATCAATTAACTGCATTAGAAAAATCTTGGAACAAAGAAAACTTTGCCTACTTTATGGAAATGGGTACAGGTAAAACAAAAGTATTGATTGATAATCTTGCTATGTTGTATGACAAAGGCAAAGTAGATGGTGCTTT